AACGAATCTAACTGTATCTGGTAATACAACTCTTGGTGCTGCCGGTAAAACTATAACAACCACTGGCGCAGCTATCCATACTGGAACAAAGACGATATCAACGAATCTAACTGTATCTGGTAATACAACTCTTGGTGCTGCCACTGTAGCCACTCTAACTGCGTCCTCCGACTCGGCGTTTACTTCTACAGGTGCATTACAGCTTCCAGCAAGCACTACGGGAAATCGTCCAATGGGGGTATCTGGAAAAATTAGATATAACACCACTACCGGAACATTTGAGGGCTATGGTGCATCCTCTTGGGGTTCTATAGGTGGTGGTGCTACAGGTGCTGGTGGTGATACAGTGTTTCAAGAGAACCAACTGATAGTGACAACGAGTTACACGTTGTCTACAGGTAAATCAGCTATGTCGGTTGGACCAATTACAATCAATGGTGGCGCTGCTGTAACGATACCTAGTGGATACAGATGGGTGGTGCTATGAGTTCAGTTGTTATTGCTGGAGACACCAGCGGTTCCATAACCTTAGCAGCCCCAGCCGTTGCCGGGTCTAGCGTTCTTACAATGCCTGTTGCTACCGACACTCTGGTAGGCAAGGCTACAACGGACACGCTGACGAATAAGACGCTGACTGCCCCCGTACTTGGCACACCAGCAAGCGGCATTCTAACAAGCTGCACTGGAATAAATTACGATGGCTACAAGAACCGCATCATCAATGGTGCGATGGTGATTGACCAGCGTAATGCGGGGGCTAGTGTTACTCCTGCAAGTGGCGTAAGCACATATACATTGGATAGATGGTCTATTTATGTGTCGCAATCATCTAAATTAACAGTACAACAATCAACAACCGTTCCATCTACTGGATTTATAAACTCTTTGCTAGTGACATCATCCTCTGCTTATTCTGTAGTGGCATCAGACCAATTTGAGTTGCGTCAGTTTATTGAAGGTTTAAATTGTACAGATTTAGGTTTTGGTACTGCGGGCGCATCAACAGTCACATTGTCATTTTGGGTTCGTTCAAGCCTAACAGGAACATTTGGCGGTGTGATGAGAAACTCTGCAAGTGATAGGTCTTATGCTTTTTCATATTCTATTTCTACTGCAAACACATTTGAATATAAAACAATAACTATTGCTGGCGATACAAGTGGAACATGGCTTACTACTAACGGCAAAGGAATGGGCGTCTTTTTTAGTTTAGGTGCTGGCTCAACATTCCTTAAAGCCACGGGTTCATGGGGTGCAGGTGAGTTTTCGGGTGCAACGGGACAAACTAATTTAGTTGGTACATCTGGCGCTACTTTCTACATCACAGGCGTACAACTAGAAAAAGGCTCAACAGCAACAAGTTTTGATTATAGGTCTATTAATACTGAGTTGGCTTTGTGCCAGCGGTATTATGAAAAGTCATATGATCAAGCAGTTGTGCCGGGAACGTCTACATTTTCTGGAATTGTTCAAACTGGCGCATGGGTAAATCCGGCGCAATCGCAATACTTTACAATGACAATACCTTTTAAAGTGCAAAAAAGGGCAACTCCAACTATTTTAACTTACGATGGGGCTGGAACTGCTAGCAGATTTTCTGCACGATCTGCGGCTACTTGGGCAAACGGAGTTACTTTTGGTGCTTCTGTTGTTATCTCTCAAACAAATGCTATTTATGATGGTAGTAACTTTTCGGCTTACAACCCATTTATACACTTTACAAGCGATGCGGAGCTATGATGTATAAACTATCAAATGGCGCGACGATCATCCGTATAGCAGACTGTGCAGATATTCCTAATGACATTACTAATCGTGATTACGTGGAATATCTTGGTTGGGTAGAGGCGGGAAATACACCAGAACCAGCAGACCCCCTGCCAGAACTGATTCCCGCGCCTACGCTAGTCGAACAAATTCTTGCAAGCCCTGCTGACCTTGCAGCACTCAAACAAGCATTAGGAATCTAACATGGCATCAACAATAGCAGCGGTAACAACAGGTGGTGGTGGCGTTGTAACCACCGCAGACGCAACGGGTAATCTGAACCTGCTTGCAGGAACCACTACGGTAGTGGCTCTGACGACTGCGGGCGCAACGGTTTCGGGGGCGCTGAGTGCAACGGGCGCAACAACTCTTGGCTCAACTCTGGTGGTCGCTGCCGCCTCTAATTCTTTGGGCGTGGTTATTAACGGGCGCTCATCAGACAACTTGGGGGCTATATATTTTTATGCCAATGATGGAACCACGAACTACGCAACAATAACAACATCCGCAAGTGAATTTAGACTTTCAGCAGTCCCCGCAGCATCTGTTCAGACTTTTTATACAAATGCATCAGAGCGTATGCGTATCGACTCCAGCGGCAATGTGGGGATTGGGACGAGTAGCCCGGCAGCTAGATTGCACGTTAAAGGAGCATGGTCAAGTAACGAAGGGCAGTTCCAGATTGACGCTGATAGCGGTCAACAGTTTTCAGGCATGACGCTTCAAAACAATGGAACGTACAAAGCTCTTTTTTACAATGACAACACAAATAGCTATACAGTTTTAGCAACGGCATCTGGCTCAAACCAGCCATTATTATTTGCAATAAACGAAACAGAACGTATGCGTATCGACTCCAGCGGTAATGTGCGGATTGGAACAACTACTGGGAATAGCGATTCAAAATCAACTATTTATGGCGGGGCTACAAATTCTTCACCATGTATTGAATTGTTTAAAGGTTCAACCACAAACACCACAGCCCAAGTATTTGCAAGATTTCAAGTAGCCCAAGATACTACTGCAGTAGCAAGTGGAAGTATTACTTCAAATGGTGCGGCAGCAGCGGCATTTACTGCGTGGTCAGATAGTCGCTTAAAGGAAAACATAACTGATTTACCTTCACAACTTGCCAACATAATGGCGCTACGCCCTGTTGAATTTGACTATGTTGAATCTATGGGGGGTGGGCATCAAATCGGTTTTATTGCTCAAGATGTTCAAGCCATATACCCTGATTTAGTTGGTGAAAGTTCTGATGGGATGTTAACTTTGACTGACATGAACAAGAACGATGCTCGTCTTATAAAGTGTATCCAAGAGCAACAAGCCCTCATCCTCGCCCTGACAGACCGCATAGCCGCACTGGAAGCTAAATAAAACTTAAACATTAGGACTCTAAAATGGCAACTATAATAGATGGCACTGCTGGCGTTACATTCCCTGCGGGTGGGGTAGGCAATCCTGCGGGTGCTGTGGTTGGCACGACGGATACCCAGACGCTGACGAATAAGACGCTGACTGCTCCGGTTATATCGACAATTACAAACATAGGCACTCTTACCCTGCCGACCTCTACCGACACTCTGGTAGGCAAGGCTACGACGGACACGCTGACGAACAAGACGATAACTCTTTCTGGCTTACTCACCCAAGCTGCTGGCGCGAACATAGCCTCTGCTGCAACCATAGACCTTAGCACCGCTACCGGTAACGGATGCCGCATCACTGGAACCACGGCAATCAGTGCGGTGACTATGACGACTGGTCAGCAAGTCTTAATTGTAGCTGATGGCGCTTTGCCTCTGACCTATAACGCTACTACGAACAAGCTCAACTCTGCTGCCGCAAACGTCACTCTTGCTGCTGGTGACATGGTTCTCTACAGCAAAGATTTGTCTGGTATCGTTCACGGAAATATTATCAAGGCTGATGGAACTGCTGTTGTAGCCCCGTCAGGTGGTGTTACTTCCCTAGTCGCTGGAACAGGCATTACCGTTTCTGGTGCTACTGGGGCGGTTACTGTTAATCAAATTGTTTCGTCTGGTGGTGTTGGAACTTATGTGTGTGCAAGAATTACAAATACTTCCTCCTCACCATCTAGAAATTCAACATATGCGGGTTCTGCGCTAGGTGGTATATATTTAGGTGCTTGTTGCGTTGCGTTTTTTGGATCATTTGGATTTTCTGGGACATGGAGATGCGTTGGGGCAACTGTAAACGGTAGTAATAACGCCAATGCGTATTATGCTGATTCCAGCATGACATCGTGGTGGGGATCTAATAACGACTATAACCGCTGCTTTCTATTTCAAAGGATTTCATAATGATTTACACACAAGTAAAAAATCCTGTTTGGGCTAACGCCGAAAAAACTCTCCTTGATTGTTTTGTTACATTTGAAACTCTGGGTGAGGTGCCTTTTACCGCATCGCTGAACGATACAGATTACGCCTATGAGATTTTTATCAGGTGTAGTGCTGGTGAGTTTGGCCCAGTTGGTGAGTATGTTGTCCCAGTAATAACACCAGCACCGGATCAGCCTGTAACTGAAGGTTTACAGACATTATGATTACCCCTGTGCCTCCCCATCACAATTTCACCTACGATGGCGCAACGTTAAACATCTTTCACGCCAATAAGGGTGAGGGTTTGCAGCAACACACACATGCCTACGCACACGCAACCTGCTGCCACGCTGGTTCAGTTGCTGTCCGTAAAGAGGGACGAGAACTGATAATGACAAAAGAAACTCAGCCTGTAAATTTAACCGCTGGTGAGTGGCATGAGATTGAAGCTCTGGAAGATGGCACAGTGTTTGTTAATGTGTTTGCAGAAGGAAAAAGATAATAGCCTCAATATACAGCACTGCGACTTTCTGCGACTGCTGGATCGTGACATAATTGTATTATAAATAGGTCATAAATACAATTATGGAGCTACTATGGCACTTCCTGTATCAAGACAAGAATTTAAGGATTACTGCCTACGTAGACTAGGATATCCTGTTGTTGACATCAACGTGGATGAGCAGCAAATTCAAGATAGAATCGACGATGCATTAGCTTATTATCGCGATTACCACTATGATGGAACTGAGCGTTTATACTTAAAATATCTGATAACTTCAACAGATATGACGAATAGGTATATAACGCTTCCAGACACAATTCAATCTGTAACATCTATATTCGATACTGGTGGAAACTCCAATATTAACGGATTGTTTAATATCAGATATCAGATGCATTTAAACGATCTATTCGACTTTTCTAATTCTGCATCTGCTGCATATGTTATGGCGATGCGCCACGTCGAATCATTGGAAGAAATTTTCAATGGTAAAAAAGCCATAAGATATAATCGCCATATGGATAAATTATTTCTAGATCTAGATTGGGAGAACGATCTAAGTGCTGGTCAATATATTATTGTAGATTGTTATGGAACAGTAGATCCAGAAGAATATACAAATATTTATAAAGATATATTTTTACTCAAATATGCCACGGCTCTGATCAAACGTCAATGGGGAATGAATCTATCAAAATTTGAAGGCATGCAACTTCCCGGCGGAATAACATTCAATGGGCGAGCTATTCTTCAGGATGCAAATGAAGAGATTCAGAGATTAGAAGATACAATGTTGAGTTCACAGTCATTACCTGTGCATGATATGATCGGATGATTCATATATGACGGTTAACAAATATTTTCGACCGTTCACATATGTTCGTGAACAAGACGTCATGGACGATCTTATTGTAGAGTCGATAAAGATGTATGGTATGGATGTAAAATATCTTCCGAGGACTCTCGTGAAAGAGGACATTCTTCTTGGTGAAGATGTGTTGTCGACGTTCAGCAATGCAATAGATTTAGAAATGTATATTAAGAATACGCAAGGTTTTGAGGGAGAGGGCGATTTCCTTTCAAAATTCAACCTTGAAATCCGAGATCAAATCACATTCACTGTCTCCAAAAAAAGATGGGGTCAAATAGCGAATGAGAAACTACTCGATGAAATAGGATACAACTATCAAGTAGAAACTGCTAATACTGGAGCATATTTAAATACTGACTCATTTAGATTAGAGTCAGGAACTGCCAACGGATATTCTATTACATCAACACGACCTTTCGAGGGTGATTTAATATTCTTTCCGCTAACAAGTAAGCTCTATGAAATAAAATTCGTAGAACATGAAGCAATATTTTATCCTCACGGAAAACTATACACATACGATCTAACTTGTGAATTATTCGAACGTATTGGTGGAAAGGGTCTACAGACTGGAAATACAGCTATCGATGCTATCGGTGCACGATACAATGAAGATTTGTTACTGTATCAAATTACGCTTCAAGATGGCACTGGCGTGTTGTTAAACGAAGATGGTGGTTCTATTATTCAAGAATATCAAATGTCTTCAACAGACGCGTCTGCTAATAATGAATATATTCAGCAGCAATCTACTCTTTATATAGATTTTAGTGAGAGAAATCCTTTTTCAGAAACGGATAGATATTAATTATGTTTGGAAATCAATTTTATAATCAGACCATTCGCAGATACATCGTCGCCTTTGGGAACATGTTCAACGATCTGGTCGTTCAGCGACTCAATTCTGCAGGAACAGTGATCCAAACAATCGCAGTTCCAATCGCTTATGGTCCGAAAGAAAAATGGTTAGTTCGTATAAAACAAGACGCAAATTTAGATCAAAGCGTGGCACTTCAGTTGCCTAGGATGGGCTTTGAAATGACTGGTTTGGCTTACGACGGAACTCGTAGATTGTCAGCTACAACTCAAAACGTAGCCTTCAATTCGCCAGATCTTAAAAAAATGAAGTATCAGTATGTTCCTGTTCCATATAATATTGATATGACTCTTTCGATATTTGTAAAAAATGCAGACGATGGTGCACAAATCATTGAGCAAATAATTCCATATTTTGGTCCTGAATGGAACAACACTATCAACTTGATTCCAGAGATGGGAATTAAGATGGACGTGCCGACTATATTGGTTGGTGTAGCTATAGATGATACATACGAAGGCGACTTCATCGCAAGACGAGCATTAGTGTATACTATAACATTCACGATGAAAGGTTGGTTCTTTGGTCCTGTTAAAAGAGCAGGGATTATCAAAAGAGCTCAAGTGGACCTTGGTGTGGTTTATTCTGCGAATACAGCTATCGATCCTCTTCTTGGTGCAGAACAACCCGGAATATCAGATGAAGATGTAAAACGAACTGGAAGATCGTCTAGAATTGTATTGACTCCAGGTCAATTTGCGAATGGATCACCAACAAGTAATAGCGCACTCTCTGTCAATTACCTTACTATTTCTGCAAATAGTGATTATGGAATAGCTG